GGTCTATATCTTGCTAAAGGAACTAGTAAAGCCATTGAGACATACTTTAGAATAGTACACGGTGTCGACGAGGTTGACTTCCCTGCTGACAATATGTTGATTGCATCGGCCGGTAACTGGGATCAAGCTGCTGGTAAGTATACAGATTTTGCGCATAGACTTGGTTATACATACTCTAAGCTTCAAGATTCTGAAACATATCAAAGCCATTCATATCGAGTATATGCAAAACCTGCTCCGGATACATATAAAGATAATGTTAAGAAGCTATTGCATCCAATTGGGTTTAAGATGATTCCAAGTGTACCTATTATGCAAGATGCAAAGGATGTTGCTTATGCTACAGGAACCTTACAGAATCTTGATCGTATTAAATTCCAAAGTGCAGGTTCAATAAACGACTGGAGCACTCTTACGATATCAGACGTTAATAATAGAATTGGTACAAACATCCAATCAGGACTAGAAAGAGATAATACCTAATGACTGCAATTATAACACCAGAAATACGACATGACAACGCTGCAGCTCTAATGACTTCATTTGGGGCAAATCAATACTACATGGGTGTTGGTCGAGGTGAGTCTTGGGCCGATGATACTGCTCCTGGAGTACCTAACGAAGGTGGCACAATGCTTCTGGATGCTCGGTACGGAACTCAGGGTATGATTAAATTAACTAACGCTTCATTAGTTGTACCCCGATGGAACTGGACATTTGATGAAGTCTATTACTCATACGATGATAGGGATACTAATTTATTGTCACGTCCATTCTACGTAATGAATGATGACTATTATGTTTATGTATGTTTGGTTGCAAGCGGCAAAAGTACAGTTAAGCCAACAGGTACACTTACTACTCCATTCACAACTGCTGATGGATACCAATGGAAATTTCTATACGAAGTTACTACTGACGGTTTCAATAAGTTCTTGACTAATGTCTATATGCCTATTCAAAAAGCTCCTACAGCAGACGATGCTAGTCTCCAATGGGACGTTCAGAATACTGCTGTTGTAGGTGCAATTCACAACGTTAAAGTTGATACCGCTGGAACACTATACACTGTTGCAACACCTCCTACCGTAACAATTACAGGTAATGGAACTGGAGCAACCGCTACGGCAGCCGTGACTGGTACTGGTGTTACTTCTATTACGATGACTAATATCGGTTCAGGATATACATACGCTGATATTACTATTACAGATTCTGGTTCAGGAACTGGTAGTGTTGCAAGGGCTATTATATCTCCTGCAGGTGGACATGGTGCTGATGTAGTTAAAGCTCTCGGTGCTTACTTTGTTTTGATCAATGGTCGTATTAATGACTCTATTGCATTAGGTGATATTATACCTGGGCAAGATTTTAGACAGACTTCAATATTCCGTAATCCATACAACTTCGGAACATCTACAATATCAACGGCATTATCAATGTCAGGCAATAGCGGGTTTACTTTAACTTCTGATTCAGGGTTTGCTCTTGACGATCTTATTACAGGTGGTACATCAGGCGCGGTTGCAATTGTTGATACATACGATTCCTCTAACAATACTTTGCGCTTTCATCAGAGTGTGTCGACCGGACATAAAGCATTCACGGTAGGTGAGACTATCACTTCTACCGCTGGTACAGGCGTTATAAATACAATCACTAATCCAGAGGTTGATGTTACTACTGGAGAGCTTGTTTATATAGAAAATCATGCTCCTATATTACACTCAGCCGGTGTGATTGAAGACATGAAATTAGTTATCCAATTTTAAGAGAGAATAAAAATGGCCATAGATTTTAATATTTCCCCATACTTTGATGATTACGATGAGTCAAAGTTATTTCAGCGGATTCTCTTTAAACCTGGATATGCAGTTCAGGCTAGAGAACTAACTCAGCTACAGACTATCCTACAGAATCAGGTTACCCGTTTAGGTAATCATATGTTCTCTGACGGTGACATGGTTATTCCTGGTGGAGTACACTACGATAATAAGTACCATTACGTCAAGGTAGATGCATCATATACAGATGCAGCATCCACAACATTTGATGCAGAGACATATACATCCGCACAATTAATCGGTGCTACAATTGCTGGATCCACTTCTACAGTGGCTGGTGTTGTTGTAGGATTTACAACTTCTGTTGGATCAGACCCTGTCACTCTATTTGTTAAATACAATAGCTCTGGATCAATTGGTACGTCAAAGACTTTTGCAAATGGCGAAGAGTTATCTACGTCACTAAACGGTGTTACATTAAAATTCAAATCAAATGCTGCTACTTCAACCGGAACCGGTTCTGCTGTATCTGTTGAGCAAGGTGTATACTTTGTACGAGGCCAATTTGCATTGGTTCAATCGTCCACTGTCATCCTTGAGAAATACTCAGCGAGTGCATCCAATAAGGTAGGATTTGCTGTAACAGAATCTGCTGTAACAGCAACGAATGATACTACTCTAAACGATAATGCTTCTGGTGGATACTCAAACTACAACGCTCCAGGTGCTGATCGATACAAGTTAGAACTAACATTGGCCAAGCATGCAGAGACTGCAGTTATTGCTTCAGACTTTGTTGAGCTAATGGTTATACGAGGCGGTAAAGTAGCTAAGGTTAAAGAGCGTACAACGTTTAGCCTAATCAATGATGCAATCGCAGTTAAGACACGAGATGAGGCTGGTGATTACACTGTTCGCCCATACATTACTACTGCTGCAGACCACGCATCAGATACAACTAAGTTTACTCTTAAAATTGCTCCAGGTAAAGCTGTAGTCGATGGTTATACACACGAGATGACTGATACGTTTTCAGTTGATGTATCTAAGCCACGTACAGTTGCTCATAACGATGATATTGCAACGTCAGTACGGTACGGCAACTATGTGCCAATAACCATTACTAGCGGCGTATTCCCAGATATGAGATTCCTTCCTGAGGTTAATCTTAGAGATGGTGCAACTAAAATAGGTACTTGTAGACTACGCAATATAGAACATGTAAGTGGCACAGGTGCTGCTACTGTATATAACGCTTATATTTTTGATGTTAAAATGGACACTGATCAATCATTTAGAAACGTTACAAAAATAACAGTTGGTACAACCACATTTATTGCTACACTTACGGCAGCGGATGGCGCATCAACTATTCTTGGAATTAGCGATAATAAGTCTGTATATACGATACCTTATGCTCGTATTAAAGATACATTGAATGTAGGTAGCACTGCTACTGCAACTACAGTAACTTATATGAATTACCAAGAGCTTATTCCTGCTAATGCAACGCACGTCGATATCTCAGTAGTGGATGGCTCGATTGAAACTTTTGAATCAATACTACCCTCTGACTATATTGTTATTCCAATTAACGCTGGTAGTAGCGCATTCGGCGTACCTCAAGTTGTCACTCCTACGTATGTAACAGGTAAAACAACTGTCAGACTTACAGTGGCTGGTCGCTCAGGAGATACTCTTGCAGTATGGTCTAAAATAACAAAAGTCGGATCAATACCTAAAACTAAGACCTTAACTGAAAATTATGCTGAGGCTATGAGCTGGGTATCTGGTCAACGTGGTTATAAACTTCATCGAGCTGATGGTTGGAAGTTAAAATCCATTGTAACAGATGCAGCCGCAGGTTCTGTTGATATAACCCACCAATTCCAATTTGATGGTGGTCAACGTGATAATTTCTATGATGTATCATATATTAACATGAAGTCTAACTTTACTCCACTAACTACTGGTACTTTTGTAGTAACATATGATCACTTCACACATAGTGTTGCTGGTAATTACTTTACTATAGACTCATATCCTGCTAATATTTCATATGATGAAATTGCAAATCATAAATGGAATGGTGTTGACTTGAGAGATCAATTTGACTTTAGATCACGTATAGGTAATTCAGGTGTATCGTATTCAGCCACTGGTGCAATACGTTGTGAAGTACCTGCTGTCGGATCTTCTATCCTTCATAATGCTCATTACTACCTACCACGTACCGATTCATTGTTCATCGATAATGCCGGTAACTTTGGTATAACTACTGGAGCTAATGAATCATCAGCAACGACTCCTGAAGTACCTGGCAATGCAATGAAGATTTACGATATCGTAATGCCTGGTTATGTTAAAAATTCAACTGATCTTGCCTTACGTCATATAGACAACAAACGTTTCACTATGCAAGATATTGGTGAAATTGAAGATCGTGTTGATCGTCTTGAGTACTATACTTCATTAACTAACTTAGAACAAGCTACATTAAACTCTAATATCGTTACTGCAACAAACGTCCAACGCTGGAAATCAGGATTTATGGTTGATAGTTTCATGGATCATTCTAAGTCTGATAACGCTACTGCTGATAATGAGATGGCAATTGATCCACAAAATGGAGAATTGCGTCCATCTTTCAATGAGAAGAACGTACGTCTAATTATGGATACTGGTACTTCTGCAGGTGTTGTTAAGAAGGGTGATGTGGTAATGCTTCCATATAGTTCTACTGAACTTATTAATCAGCCATACGCTTCTTCACCTATTACTCTAAATGCCCATTCAAAGTATAACTGGGAAGGTAATATGTCATTATCTCCTGCTTCTGACGAATGGAATGATCGTGAAGGTACTCCTGAATCTGTTTCTTCTAATGTCGAAATTCTTCCTACATTCAACAGCCATAACTGGAATAACTGGCAATGGAACTGGGCAGGAACAAGAAAGACAACAGGAAGTAATCGTATCAATAGGATCACACAATCACGTGCTCTTGTAGATTCAATTTCAGTCTCTGTTAATAACGATAAGATTTCTATTGCTGCTATTCAGACGATTAGATCACGTACAGTGTTCTTTAAGGTAGTTGGACTCAAGCCAAGTACACGATTCTATGGATTCTTTGATGGAACTGATGTATCATCTTGGGTTAGAGAAGAAGCTACATATACTTTAATGTCTGATACTACCACACAATATAGTAACCATTATGGATCTGCTACAACTCATCCTTCTGGTTCATCAGCATTAGTATCTGATGCTAACGGTGAGATTATCGGTTCATTCTTTATTCCTAATACTTCGGCTATTAGCTTTAAGACTGGCGATCGTAAGTTTACACTATCTGATGATTCTGCTAACAATGCTACATTGATTACTTCACAAGCATCCTTTACATATAAAGCTGCTGGTAACTTACTGAATCCAATTAGAAGCACACGTCCTGGTAGAAATATTAACGATAATGGACAACTTCCAATTGCACAAATCTTTAATGTTGAATCTCCTGAAGGAGTGTTTATCACTAAGGTTGATTTATTCTTTAAGACTAAGACTGCAGGTAAGTCTCCAATCGTCATGCAAATTAGGTCGGTCAATTTAGGTGTACCTACTTCTAAGATGATTCCATTTGCTGAAGTAACAGTACTTCCAGCCGATGTGTTAGTATCAGCTAACGCTGCATCTTCAACATTGTTTGAATTCGCTACTCCTGTATATCTAGAGGGTGGCAAGGATTATGCAATTGCATTAATATCTGATTCAAGTGATTATGAGATCTGGACAGCTGGTGTCAATGAAGTTAATCTTGGTACTACATATAAGGTGCATAAGCAAGTAACTGCTGGTTCACTATACAACGATGGTACTGAAAAAGATCACGACTTTAAATTCAAGTTATATAAAGCAGCATTTAATACTTCTCAAGCTGGATCTTTAATCTTGAACAATGCTGTGTTGCCAACTAGATTGTTAACTACTAATCCAATATCAACAGTTAACGGGACTGCAGAGCTTCATGTATATCATAAGAACCATGGTTTCCATAACGGTTCTAAGGTGACAATATCGGGTGTTGCTGCAGATATTGGTGGTATTGCTTATGGTGTTATTAACGGGACTCATACAGTTACTGAAGCAGAGACCGATGTGTATCGTATGGATAGTTCATCCAATGCAACTATTACTGCTGCAACATCAACTGCTGTTGGTGGAGGATCTACTACACACGCTACTGAAAACTCTGCATTCAATACTTTATATCCTTATATTGAAGATATGGTATTGTCAGATACAAGTCTTGCATGGTCACATAAGTTGACTACTGGTAAGAGTCTAGGCGGTACAGAAACGCCTTATTCATTAGCTTCTGCTTATACTGGATTTACACCAAATGTTAACCATAATTTTGGTAGTTCAATGTTAGTCGCAACTGCTGATAATGAAACTACTCATATGAGTGGAGCTAAATCAACTGTTATTAGGGCTACATTGAATACTACTAATGCTAACTTATCTCCTATCATCGATCTTGATAGAGCTTCGTTATATGCTATTGGTAATAGAATCAATAATCCACGAGATGGTGCTGGTGTTGCTGTTACTGGTCAGAATATTGTGGAGCCTTTCGTAGCTGAAACCTTATCAAATAACACTTCATCCAAATCAAAGTGGATCTCAAAGCCAGTAAGCCTACTTAATTCATCTACCGGTCTTAACGTTAGAATGGATGTGAATAGACCTGAAGGTTCTTATGTTGAAGTTTATTATAGAGCTGTTAGAGATGGTGAAGAGATAGATATTAATGATCGAGCTTGGGTAGCAATGACTGCACCAAGTGTTATAAATACTGATAATGATTATGATACATTTAGAGAATATGAGTTTGTTGCTGATACGTTAGAACCTTTCTCAAACTTCTCTATTAAAATAGTATTTAAATCTGATAACACTTCGGCAGTTCCAAGAGCACGGGACTTTAGAGTTGTGGCACTAGGAACCTAAAATGCAAAATGTACGAGAACACCCTGGACTAATGAGAGACGAAAGCTCTGGTGCAATAGTCAACGGGGATTCTCGTTCACTTATGTCAGCACAAGCTCATCTTAGGCAAAATGAAGAACTAAATAATGATATATCTACGCTAAAGAATGATATAGCTGAATTAAAGAAACTTTTTAAGGAAATGGCAGAAAACAATGGCAAATATTAACGTTGGAAAGGGTAACACCTTCGAAGAGTGGCGCACAAAAACTAATAGCATCTCTGATGGAATTGGTGATGTATCTACTATGACTACATCAGCCACTGACATTGCTGGTGCTATTAATGAAGTACGAACTCTTGCTGAAACAGGTGGTTCTGGTACTACTGGAGCATCAGGTAAGTCTGTATTCGTTGGATCAGTATATAAACGAAGTGATACTGCTCCTGCCACTCCTTCTTCAGGTGATGGATCATACAATTTTACGACAACTACTTTGACAGGTCCTTCTGGATGGGAAAGTAATATTCCCACAGGTACAGCTCCTGTATATGTTTCTTCTTCCACATTTAAAGTGACAGGAGTAACCGGAACAGATACATCACCAGTATGGTCTGCACCTACCCAAGTATTTAAAGAAGGTTCGGTTTGGCATTCTGGTACAGGCGCACCTGCTACTGGTTTGGGTTCACCGGGCGATTTCTACATTGACACAAACACAGAAAATGTATATAAGAATAATGGTGGTGTTTGGAGCATAGATACAAACCTTCTTGGTGCAGCTGGTGATTCAGTTAATATCATATTC